TCCCCCCTCTTCAGATCCACCCGGGCGGATCTGAAGAGGGGGGAGGGGAGCGCCGCGCAGCAGCTTCCGTAATGGCCCTCGAAGACCTCGTCCAGCGCTTCGTTCCGCTCGACGACGGAACAGGCGAGTTCGTCTGGGATCACTGGACGCGCAAGATCGCCCGCAAGACACAGATGATCAGCCTATTGCCGGCCGGCGTGCGAGGTGACGACATCAAGCGAGATCCGACGTGGATTACGCGCGGGGCTTACTACCTCGACCAGGTCGGCTTCGACCCCAGCGGCCGCGACCCGGGCGTCCGCCTGAACACCTGGCGCGGCTGGCCGATGCAACCGCAGTCCGGATGCTGCGAGCTGCTGCTTGAACTGCTCTACTACCTCTGCAGCGCCGACGAAGACGCCAACACGCTATACAACTGGGTGCTGAACTGGATGGCCTACCCGCTGCAGAATCCAGGCGCCAAGATGCACTCCGCGGTGATCATGCATGGCCCGCAGGGCACCGGCAAAAGTACCATTTTCCAGACCCTGGCCAAGATTTACGGTGATTACTCGACTGTGCTCAATCAGCGCGCGCTCGAAGACAAGTTCAACTCCGACTGGTCGGATTCCAAGCTGTTTATCCTCGCCGAAGAAGTCGTCAACCGCGCCGAGATGTGGCACATCAAGGGCGAGCTGAAGGAATTGGTAACTGGCGAGTGGCTGCGCATCAACCCCAAAAACGTAGCCGCCTACCGCCAGCGCAACCAGGTAAACGTCGCCTACCTGTCCAACGAAAACCAGCCGCTACCGCTGGACAACGACGATCGCCGGCACTGCGTCATCTACACGCCAACCGAGCAGGGCGAGGCCTATTACGACGCGATCCAGATCGAACTCGAAGCTGGCGGCGTCGCCGCCTTTTACGACTACCTGCTACATCGCGATATGTCCGGCTTCCACCCGCGCAAGCGCCCGCCGATGACCAAGGCAAAGCAAGATCTCATGTACCTGTCGGCGCCGTCCGAATCCCGCTTCATCGCCGACTGGATCGCTGGCGATACCCATCTGCCGTTTTGCCCATGCCTGTCGACCGACCTCTACGCCGGCTATCTTAAGTGGTGCCGTTTGCACGGAGAGTTCAGACCGCGCCCAGACAACCATTTCCACAGCACCCTTCGACACATGCCGGGCTGGTCAAAGCACAAGACCCGCATCTATCGCAGTCTGCTCAGCAATGAAAGCGAATCAAAGCCCGTCATCCACCCGCCAGACAAGCTCTTGATAGAGCACGGCTGCTCCAACCCGCCAGAAACCAAGCCTATCCGCTGGATAACAGAGTGTGTATTCCGATTTTCCGAAGCGCTGCGTGGCGCAGGAGACACTTTTGCCGACCAATAGCCAAAAATGTTCCGGGTACACAAGCCATGTTCCGGGTACCAGGAACACTGAAAATCCTTGCTGCGCAAGGGTTGTACCGGGTGTTCCGGGTGTTCCGGGTTCTCCCGCCCGCGTGTACACGCGCAACGTTCGCGCGCGCCTTGCCCGCATAAATTTCTTTCTCGCGTGTACACGTAAAAATACCCGGAACACCCGGAACATCCAGGACTGGCAAGGCTTTGCCGTGTTCCTGGTACCCGGAACATGGCTTGTGTACCCGGAACATTTTGCATGAGCAAGACTCTGCGCCTCTCGATGCCGCATACCGCCGCCTGGATCGATGCCCTGCGCGGGGCCTTCGGCGCCACGCAGGTCGATTCGGCCATTCGTGCCGGCATCGATGGTCAGCCGACCTTCTACGCCAGCGAGAACGGCCAGGAAATCGGCACGCAGTGCCCTCCAGCCGCGCACAGCTACAGCGCTGACCAACTTCTGGACATCCGCCCATGACTACCGCCACCCAGGCCGACTTCGCCCGCCTCATCGGCGTCGCCCGCAGTTACGTCACAGCCTTGAAAAACGCCGGCCGGCTGGTGATGACCGCAGATGGCCGCGTCGAGGTAGAAGACTCGATCTCGCGCATTGACGCCACCAAGGACCCCAACCGAGACGACGTCGCCGCGCGCCACGCGCAGGCCAGGGAAGCATTTGCGCCGACGGCGCCGCCACCGTCCACCGCTCCAGCGCAGGTCCGCGAAGCCGAAGATCACGACATCAGTTATCAGGACGCGCGCACCATCAAGGAGCGATACGCCGCAAAAACCGCCAAGCTCGAATACGAACGCGCCGCCGGCCTGATGATCGAGCGTGCCGCAGTTGCCGCCGCCGTCGAGGACCTGCTGACCGCGCTGCGCCAGTCGCTCGAGCAGCAACCGCACCGCCTGGCGCCGCTTCTGCTCGGGCAGGACCTAGACGTCCTGCGCTCGACCCTGCGGCAGGAAACGGAAACCATGCTCTCCGAGATGGTCCGCGACTTCGCCACGCGCCTCCGCCAGCTCGCTGGCGAGGAAGAATCCGCATGAGCAACATGGCGCACGCCCACGCTGAGGCCACCCGCATGGCGCACGCCCACGCTGAGGCCACCCGCCTCGTGCTGCACGCAGCCGTGCGCGCCCTGCGCCCAAAAATCCGCCTGACCGTCGCCGAATGGGCGGACGCCAACCGCATCCTGTCGACCGAAGGAAGCGCCGAGCCCGGCCGCTGGAAAACCTCGCGCACGCCCTACCTGCGCGAGATCCTCTGGCAGCTCTCCGAAGACTCGCCCGCGCGCTTCGTCGTGTTCATGAAAGCCAGCCAGACCGGCGGCACGGAAGTGGCCAGCAACTGGATCGGCTACGTCATGGCGCACGCCAAGGGGCCCATCGCGATCGTCATGCCCACCGACAAATCGCTGGGCGACTGGATGTCGCAGAAATTTGACCCGATGGCCGCCGCCACCCCGGCCGTGGCTGCCGTGCTGAAGACGCGCAGCAACAAGGCCAGCGACAACAACGCGCAGCGCAAGCGCTTCGTCGGCGGAATCCTCTACGCCAAGACCGCCGGCAGCACCGCCGACCTCAAAAGCACCTCGCTCCGCTACGCGATCGCCGATGAAGTCGACGAATACGACTGGGCGACGCTGCAGGGTGACCCGCTGGGGCTGCTGCAGGTCCGCCTGAGCAACTTTCACGACCACAAGCTGTTCGCGGTATCGTCCCCGACCGTCAAGGACGCCAGCCGCATCGAGGAGGCCTTCGAAGCCGGCGATCGCCGCCGCTACCACGTCCCCTGTCCGCACTGCGATGAATGGCAGTGGCTGAAGTGGGCCAATGTCCGCTGGGTCGCCAATCCCGCCTCGCCGCGCCTGATCCGCACCGCCTGGTACGCCTGCGAGCACTGCGGCAGCGAGATCCCGGAGAGTGACAAGCCGGCGATGCTCGCCCGCGGCCGCTGGATTGCCGAGTCTCCGGGAGCTCCGCACCCGAGCTACCACCTCAGCGCCATCTACAGCCCGATCGGTCTGGGCCGATCCTGGGCCGAGCTGGCCACGGAATGGATTGCCGCGCAGGGCGACCCCGCCAAGCTCATGCGGTTTTTCAACACCAGAATGGGCGAAACTTGGGCCGACCGCACCCGCGACATCAAGCCCAATGCGCTGCTGGCCCGGGCCGAGCCCTACGAGCTGCGAACCATCCCAACGGGTTGCCTGGTACTCACTGCCGGCGTCGACACCCAGGACGATCGTTTAGAGATCCAGGTCACCGGACACGGCGCCGGCGATCGTAGCTGGTGCATCGACTACCACGTCATTCCCGGCAACCCGGCAGACGCCGCCCTATGGGATGCCCTCACCAAGTACCTGGCCACCCCCTACACCAATGCCGCCGGCAAGCAGTTGCTGGTGGAAGCCACCGCCATCGACTCGGGGGGACACTACACCCACGACGTCTACCAGTACGTCCGCGGGCGCCACTCGCGCCGCTGCATCGCGATTCGTGGCGCCAACACCCCCAGCCGCATCATTCTCGGCCGACCCAGCGCCCAGGACGTGACCTGGCGGGGCGTTACCAGCAAGAAAGGCGTATCGCTCTACCTGGTCGGCAGCGACACCGCAAAGCACCTCCTGTACGCCCGCCTCAATGGCGACACCGAGAAAGACCCGGCCAGCCGCAAGGTGCACTTCTCAACGCAGCTCCCTGCCGACTACTACGACCAGCTGGTAGCCGAGACCTACAACCCGCGCGCCAATCGCTGGGAGAAAAAGCGCGGCCAGCGCAATGAAGCCCTGGACACGTGGGTGTACTCGATCGCCGCCGCGCACCACCCCGAGCTCTACCTGCACAAGTGGAAAGCCGCCGACTGGAAGCGTCGCGCCGCCATGCTCGAACCGGAAGAGCCGCCGCGGAGAGAAGAGGTCGCCGCGCTTCCGTCGTCAGACGATCCGGAATCGCAGGCTAATCAGCAAGTCTGCTCGCCGACGCCTGCCCGAAGAAAGCGCCTCGTTGTGCATCGTCCGAACCATCTATTTCCCAGCGCACGATAAAGGAGCGTCCATGCTAATCCGAGTACATCCAATTATTGCAACGCTGTCGCGGTTCGGGAGGAACCTGCGTGACAGGGAAACTTGCCGTCGCGAACAGCCTATTTTGCCTGGAAGCCGCTGGGCGCAGATGGGGATTAAAAGGCGTCCGGTTCGCCTCCGTCTTCTGCGCATTCTTCCTTACCCACTTTCGCGTCGATTCGATGATTTCCTGCACCCAGGCCAGCCGTTCTAACGACCATCCGTAAGGACTCAGCAATGATCAACCCATCCGCAACGATCGACATTCGCAACTCGCTTGAGTACCTGGATAACGTCAAATCCGAGATCGCCGACAAAGCGCTGGTGCGGGCCCTGAACAAGACAGCCGCACAGGCCAAGGTGCAGGCCAGCAAGGAGATTCGCAGCGCCGGTTACGGCATCAAGGCCGCGATCGTCAAAAAGTCGATTTTCGTCGGCCGCGCCGCCGCCGCGCGCCTGAATTCGGCGGTCGTCGCCAAAGGCAAGCGCATCAACCTCTACAGCTACAGCGCCCGCCAGGTAAAAGCCGGCGTCACCGCCCAGGTAAAAGCCAAGGGCGCACGCACACTGTACGAGCACGCTTTCATCATCAAAAAGAGCAACACCGTTTTTGCCCGCGTCGTCGTCGGCGGCAAGCGCGTTGCCCGCCTGCCCATCGAACCGATCTTCGGCCCCACCGTCCCGGAAGCATTCGCTGATCAGGCCGTGCAGACCGCCCTGATCGCCGCCGTGCAGCAAAAATTCCCCGCCATTCTCTTCCGCGAAGTCAATTTCCTGAAAGCGAAATCCTGATATGAGCCTGTACCGAGACCTAGCACAGCAGATCGTTCTCTCGCCCACCTTCGTCAGCTCGATGACCGATATCATGTCGGGGGAAATCGAGCGCCATTTACAGGCGATGTCGGCCGGCGACCGCATCTACATCCCCAAGACCGCTGGCCGCGACGCCAAGCGGATCCGCAACGCGCTGCTGCGCGCGCAGTTCACCGGCACCAATCACGCCGTCCTTGCCCGGCAATACGCCATCACCGTGCGCCAGGTACGCCGCATCCTGACAATGCGTGACATCCCCGCCTGCTAATGTCCGTCCGATCTGTGCAAGCTGCAGGCTGATCAATCCTGTAGCCAACCGATGACCGCCACCACCGAGCCAAAACGCCTTACCGCCGGCGATACCATCGCCTGGACCAAGGCGCTTGCGGATTACCAAGCATCTTCCGGCTGGACGCTGCACTACCGCCTGATCAACGCCGACGGCCATCTCGACATCACCACCACCGCCGCGGGCGCCGATCACGCCGTTGCAGTTGCCGCCGCGACCAGCGCCACCTGGCCAGCCGGCATCTACACCTATTCGGCCTACGTCACCAAGGCCAGCGAGCGCTACACCGTCGGATCCGGCCAGATCGACATCGCCGCCAATCTCGCCGCCGTCACGGTCGGCTCCGACACCCGCAGCGATGCCCAGGTAATCCTGGACAACCTGCTCGCCGCCTACCGCGCAGCCACCGCCACACATTCCTACGTGGCCGCCTACGAGCACGCCGGCCGCAAGATGCAGTTCAACTCCAAAACCGACTGGCTCCTGGAAATCAATTTCTGGCGCCGCGAAGTCACCAGGGAACAGCGCGCCCGCCGCGCCGCCGCTGGCGAAGACCTCGGCACCAAGACCTACCTGAGGTTCTGACGATGGCCGACTGGTACAACTCCGCCCGCGTCAAGCAACCCGGCTCCGTTATCCTCAAGGCCTGGGCCGCCGAGCGCGAAGCCGCGCGCGTCGTCGCCCACCTGCGCAGTGGTCCGCGCGCGCCGCGGGTCCGCTCGTTTGCCGGTGGCACGCCTTCCCGCCTGACCGGCAATTTCACGGCCAGCAATACCAGCATCGATGCCGACCTCTACGCAGCCCTCGAAACCATGCGCGCCCGTTCGCGGGCGATTGGGCAAAACAACCCCTACGGCACCAAGTTCCTGCGCATGGTCACCGCCAACGTCGTC